GGGCAGTACGCCTCCCTCAGACTCAAGACCATGCAGGAGCAGGTTGCGCAGTTTGCGACCCAGCTTTTGCAATTGAAGGCGCAGGTCATCTGCAAGAAGTTCGCGCCTGAAACCATCCTGAAGATCTCCGCTGCGGAACAACTGTCCGAAGTAGACCGGCAGATGATCCCCCAAGCCCTAGCGTTGCTGGTGGGCGAGGAACGGATGATGAATCCGGATGTAGATGGGAAGAACCCGCTCAGGTCGTTCCGTATCGAGGTGAACGCCGACAGTCTGGTTCAGCTTGACGAGCAGGCCGAAAAAGAAGCTAGGGTTGAGTTCCTGACCGCGACTGGTGGGTTCCTTGAGAAGGCTGCGATGGTTGGGGCGCAAGTCCCTGAGCTGGTGCCGCTGATTATGGAAATGCTGAAGTTCGGGGTCACTGGCTTCAAGGTTGGAAAGACGATTGAAGGCCAGTTCGATGAAACAGCGGAAAAGCTGAAGGCATCGGTTGCTCAAAAGGCCCAACAGCCGCCTCCGCCTGATCCTGAAGTCGTGAAGGCTCAACAACAGGCTCAGATTGACGCTCAGAAGATGCAGCAGGAGGGGCAGATAGAACAAGCCCGCATGCAGCAGGAACAGATGATGGAAGCGCAGCGCATGCAGATGGAAGAACGCATGACACTCAGAGAACAGGCGCAACAGCAGGCGTTGGAACAGCAGAGGATGGAAGCGGAGCAGCGTAACCAAATGATCCTTGCGCAGATGGATGCGCAGTTCCAACAATTTAAAGCTTTGCTGGAGGCCAAGACGAAGGTTGAGGTGGCGCAGATCGGTGCGGTGTCCGCTGAGAAGCCCGAGGAAAAAAAGAAAGAAGAAGGGACGGATTCAAACAAGGTCTTGGCCGCTGCCATGAACGGGTTTGCTGAGGTTGTTTCCAAGCTGAACGCGCCCAAGCGGGTAATCCGGGATAAGTCTGGCCGCGTTTCTGGCGTCGAGTAAGAGCGTTATCTAACGGAGATTTGAATGGCTGGCATATTTTCAGCGGCATCGTTTCGCACCCTCGGCACTGCCGCAACCCCGCAGAACCTGTTCACCATCGAGAACATCGACGCGACCAAGCTAGTCTATATCCGGCGTCTGACCGTGCAGATGGATGCCACGGCTGTGCTTACTTCGGTCATGCCGCAGGTCAAGGCTTCGCGGGCGACGGGTGTCCCTACGGGCGGCACTACGCTGAACAAGGCGCAGTTCGACACCGGAAACGCTTCCAACGCGAACACGATTGTGCGTGGCGGAACGGCTTCGGATGGTGGTGTCGCCACGGCGATCACGGCCACGGCTGGGACTTCGATCTGGCAGCAATACTGCATGAGGATGCACACGGTCGTGGGGCAGGTTCTCGCTCCTGACAACAACGTGTTGCCCCTGCTGATCGAGACCGAGAACTTCATCCTGCGCCAGAACCAGGCGCTGCTGATTCAGATTGTCGCCTCTGCGGGGGCTTCCAACCCGGCCACGAACAACTGGTTTTGCAACGTGGTGTGGGAAGAAGATTAAAGAATGGCTGTTACGTTCAATGGCGGGATGCAGTTCCCGATCATCATCGGGAACGACTCCGTAACGCAGCATCTTTTCTCTTTGGAAAATTCCATCGGGTCAAGGGTGGATGTGTACCCGCAAAGGCTGGTGGTGCAAAACGACACGATAGCGGCTTTGACTTCAGTCATGCCCCAAGTCAAGGTTTCCCGTGGAACAAGCATTTCGGGCGGGGTTCTGCTGGACAAAGGCAAGTTCGACACCTTGCAGACCTCGGATGCGTTTGTGCGGGTTCGCTCTGCGATGGGCGAGGGTTCGGCTATTTCCGCGTCTGCTGGGACAACGATGTGGCAACAGTATTGCGGGCGGATGCATACCCTGGTTGAGCAAGTTCTGGCGACTGACGAGAGCGCTTTGCCGAGGTTGGTGAGCAACCCGAGTTATCGGATGAAGCTTCAGCCCGGCGAGTCAATGCTGGTTACGGTTGTTGGCGCTGCGAACGCAAGCAATGCCGCCCTTGCCAATAACTGGTCAATCTCCTGCGAGTGGGAGGAGGATACCCGTTCCACCTTTGCCATTAGCGGGACGATCACCCTGAGCGGGTCGCCAGTCTCTGGGGCTAGGGTTATGGTGATGGAGTCTGACGATGTGGCCGGGACGAATATGTTCCTGCGCGAGACTATCGTCACCGGGGCCGGTGGGACTTGGGCATCTAGCATCCTGACCGGGAAGGTCGGCGCGGCGTTCGTGCAATACGAAAACGGGGGCACGTTCTACACCGCTCCCGGGAGTCCGTTCCTGTCGTGAGTATTTACGTCCCCCCCGCTTTGAATGCGGTGGACTTCGCTCTAGAGGCTTTCACGCCTGCGGATATGACGCCTGCACAGATGGCACTGTCTGTTTATACAGTGCCCTCTTTGAGTGCGGTTGACTTTGCATTAACGGCTTACACACCTCCAACCTTCCCCTATGTCGGGTGGGAGCTTCTGCCTGCGGTGAGCAGCTTTATCGCTGGATGGGTTCGTCTGTCAGGCGTTATCGGCTCTGGAGTTAGGTAATGTACCCGCGCAACGCTGCATCGCCTGAGCGGGTTGGAATCGGGGCTGTAGTCCAGATTTCAGACGGTGCGGTGCAGACCTCGGGCGTGACGATTACGGTAAGGGGGCAGGGCGGGGCAGAGGGCACGGGAGGCGGGACAACGGCCTACGGTGCGTCTGGAATCGTTTACTACACCCCGACGCAGGCCGAAACAGATTTCACCTCGTTCGTTTTGATTGCCTCAAAGACAGGATGCATTCCTGTTGCGCAGACGATTGTCACGACTGCTACCGCAACGCCGGGGTATGTGGTGGCGGCGAACCTGGATGTAGCGGTTTCGACTCGGCTTGCGACTGCGGGTTATACGGCTCCTGACAACGGAAGCATTTCCACAATTCTTACGAGGACGGACGTTGCGACCTCAACGAGACTTGCAACAGCGGGTTATACCGCGCCGGATAACGCTGGTATCACTGCGCTAGGAGTAAGCGTTGCGGCAATTCCTGCCGATGTTTTGGTGGCGGCTGCGGCTGATCCGATTGCCTCAAACATCAAGAAAGTAAACGACCTGACGGTTGATGGCTCTGGCACGGAAGTCGATCCGTGGGGGCCGGTGTGAACGCATGGGGTAACGCGTGGGGCCGGTCTTGGGGGTATTCGTGGGGTAGCGCCTCCCCTGCGGTCTTTTACCCTGTTGGTGGATATCCAGAGGAAAGAAAAAAGAAGCTTATAGAGGTTGAGCATGAAGGCAAACTCTATGAGTTTGAAAACGAGGAAGATGCTCGGGAGTTAGTCGAAAGCATTGCTCAAGAGTTTGAACCTACTCCGAGAGAGATAAAGAAGGGCAAGACTACCCCGACCATAACGTTCCGCGTTAATAACGTTCCGGTGGTTTCTTCAAACATGAGGGGTTATTCGCCTGTTAGAGCGGTTCTGGATAACAGGTTTGACATGATTTACGCGGCAGCCAGAAAAGCCCAAGATGAGGATGACGAAGAAGCTTTGTTGCTGCTCATGTAGCGATATAAACTATGACTAGACGCCGATACGTTCAGATAGACGGGGAGTTAATCGAGGTAGGGGATGATTACATTCCTGAGCCTAGATCCCCGATGATTTACGGCGATATCAAGCCGTATCAATCAATGGTAGACGGAAGGATGATTAACAGCCGTTCAGACCATCGGGCGCATTTGAAGTATCACGGTCTGACTGAGGTTGGCAACGAGACAAAGTATTTAAATAGCAAGGCACCGGCACCGCCTCCGGGCCTGAAGGACACGCTGATTCGGGTGGTGAATGACAAATGGAGGCGCTAAATGGCGACCGTTGCTGAAATCCAAGCCCAGCTTGATTCGCAGGGCACAAATAAGAAAATCGTGATTGAAAAGAAATTCACGGTTTCAACGACTGACACGTTTTTCTGCACTGGCGGGGTTGTTGTCCCTGGCCGTGCGCGGTGGTGCTCTACGACGAACACTGACAGTGCTGCGACACAGGCCACTGCAATTACTAACGCGATGACTGCGTAAAGAAGTCGCCAACGCCGGGAGGCGTGGGCAAGCCGGGGGGAATCGTCCCCCCGGTTCCGTTACGGAGATGAGATGAGCGACGAGCAGATTACTCTGCGGGATACGCTTTCGGAGGCGTTTACTGCCGCTGAAACACCCGCCCCCGAAGTCACCGAAACCCCCGCAGTTGAAGCAGCCCCAGAAGTACAAGAAACGGCAGAAGAAAAAGCCGACCGGATCAGGGATGAAAAAGGACGATTTGCGTCTAAGCCTGAAACGGAAACCCCGCAGACTGTTCCCGAAGTAGAGGCTCCAAAAGCCCTTCAGCGTCCGTCTAGCTGGAAGAAAGACTATTGGGACAGGTGGGAAAAGATTACCGCCGAAGATCGAAACTTTGCGGAATACCTCTTGCAGCGCGAACAGCAGTTCGCAAGCGGGGTAAGCACATACAAAGCGGAATTGGATAACGCCAAGCCCATTTTGGACGCTATCCAGCCCTTTGTTCCTGAACTTCAGCAGTACGGCATCCAGCCGACTCAGTGGATTCAACAACTCGGTCACGCGCACCGGACTTTGGCTTTGGGTTCCCCAGAGCAAAAGATGCTGATGTTTGCGCGATTGGCAAAGGATTACAACGTCCCCCTAGAACAGATGTTTGTCACAGGGCAGGACGGTCAGCTTTACCTGAATCAGCAAGTCCAGGCACCGGCTCAACAGCCCGCGCCGCAGCAAGATGTAAAAGCCGTGGTTTCTCAATTGCTCGCTGAGGAGCGGATGCAACAGGAAATCGCGGCTATGCAGTCGAATGCGGATCAATACCCGCATTTTCAGTCAGTCAGAGAGACGATGGCAGGACTACTCCAAGCCGGAATCGCAACTGACCTTAAAGGCGCTTATGAAGCAGCCCTAGCACTTCCGCAGCACGCAGATATCCGAGAGGCGATGCAAGAACAGCAACGTCAGCAAGAAGAAGCGAAGCGGGCGGCAGACGCAGCGGCTGCAACAAAACGCGCTAAAGCCAACGCAGTATCTATCCGCTCGGCTACACCGAATGGAACAGTTACAGGCAATGGCAAAAGGGGCATCCGTGACCTACTTTCAGACAATCTGGAAGCGGTTGGCGGGGGCCGCGTCTAACTTTGATCTAGGAGATTGAATAATGGCTTATGCCAATAGTTCCATCACCGATATCATCGCAACGACGATTCAGCAGCGTTCTGGTGAACTGGCGGATAACGTCACGAACAACAACGCGCTTCTGCGTCGCCTGAAGTCGAAGGGTAATGTCCGTCCCTTCAGCGGTGGTAACGTGATTCTTGAAGAAATTATGTATAACGACTCTAACACCGCGAACGTTAATTCGTACTCGGGTTATGAGACTCTCAACATTGCTCCTAACAGCCCCATCTCGGCGGCTCAGTTCAGCATCGCTCAATATGCTGCGGCTGTGACCATGAGCGGTCTGGAAATGCTCCAGAACTCGGGCAAAGAGCAAATCATTGACCTGCTGGAAGGTCGGATTAAGGTTGCCGAAGGGCAGCTTATGAACCGTATCAGCAATGACCTGTACCTGAACGGCACGGGTAATGCTGGTAAGAACCTGACCGGCCTCGCGGCTGCTGTTGCCGATGCGCCCTCAACGGGTGTGTACGGCGGTATCGACCGTGCGAACTGGTCGTTCTGGCAGAACAAGTCGTTTTCCGGTACGTCGAACGGTGGCGCTGCTGTGTCGGCTGCGAACATTCAGGCTTACATGACCGCGCTGGCTATCCAGCTTGTTCGTGGTACTGACAAGGCTGATTTGATCGTCGCTGACAACACTTACTTCTCTCTGTATGTGAACTCGCTGCAAGCTATCCAGCGCGTGACCAATGAATCCTCGGCGGGGGCTGGCTTTGCTTCGCTGAAGTTCTACGGTGGGGGTATGGCGTCGGATGTGGTGCTTGATGGTGGATCGTACTCCGGTGGGGATTCGGTTGATTCCACCTGGAGCGGTGCGCCTTCGGCTCACATGTATTTCCTGAATACGGATTACCTGTTCTTCCGCCCGCACGCGGATAGGAATTTCGTACCGATTGGCGGCGAACGGCAAGCCGTAAACCAAGACGCAATCGTGAAGCTGATCGGTTGGGCTGGCAACATGACCAGTTCCGGCCCGCAGTTCTGCGGCGTTCTTGTCGCTTAAGGGGAGAAAATCATGGCATACGCTGTTACTGATCCTCGCATTGGCGTGCCGAACATTTCGGTGGTGTCGGATTCCTCGACGCCTGCCGTTCCTGTTGGCACGATTGTCCGCGCTACTGACCCTGTTTACGGTGGCGGTGAATTCATCTATCTGCCTTGCTTGTCTGGGCAGATCGTGGGTTCACTTGTCACTTACACGATGGGTTCCGGCGTTACTCCGACCTCGACGGCTGCTGTTAGCCTGACGACCTCGACCAAGAACCAAGCCCGCCCGGTGGCCGTTTCAATGGCTGCTAACTCGACGGGTACTGCCAAGTATGGCTGGTTTGCGATTGAGGGTTCCGTTCCCGTCAAGAAAACGGCGCTCCGTGTCAGCCCGAACGTCGCTGTCTTTCTGGGCACGACCTCGGGTCGAGTTGGCGCTTCGTCTGGCTCGGGTAAGCAAGTCCTGGGTGCGCGAACGATGAACACCGCCACGGTTCTGTCGGCTACCTCGACGGTTCTGGTGCAAATCAATCGCCCGCATCTGCAAGGGCAAACGACCTAAAACGAGTAGTTGCATATCTTCGGGGAGGGCTTCGGCTCTCCCCGTTTTTTTGGAGAATAACTTGTTTGTACAGCACGCAGGCGGGATTACTCCCGTTGCTGTTGATTGCAATGTTTCAGACGAAAGACTCTTTTCGAACGTGAGAAAGAACGGGAAGCGCGGGCTTTCTGACGTTCAAATAGAGAAAGAAAAGACTGTTCCAGCTTTAATCGTTGGTGGTGGGCCAAGTGTCTTAGAACAACTAGACACCATCCTGAAGATGAAGTCAGAGGGCGCGGTTGTCTTTGCGTTGAATAACGCGGCTGCGTTTCTCGTGGAACACGGGATCAGACCTGACTATCAGATTGTTCTAGACGCTCGCATAGGCAATGTGGACTTCGTTCGGTATGACCGGGCGGATTGCCTGCTACTCGCTTCGCAATGCTCTCCGTTGCTCTTTGACGTTGCGCTAGAGAGGGGGGCAAAGGTCAGGATCTGGCACCCCTTGATTGAGGGTATTGAACCGCATACCGGGGTTGAGGGGCCGTGTTTGATCGGTGGCGGGACGACTGTTGGGCTTTCTGGTTTGTGTCTGGTTTACACCCTCGGTCATCGAGACGTTCACCTGTTTGGCTATGACTCCTCAAGAGCGGGGGATTCAAGCCATGCGTATGAACAGACTCTAAATGCGAATGACGAGGTTCTAAGGGTCTCGGTGAGTGACCGGACGTTCTATGCGTCTTATGCAATGGTGGCTCAGGCGCAGAAGTTCCCTCACCTGGCAAAAGAGTTAATGACGCTGGGCTGCAATCTCTCCATGTATGGAGATGGGTTGTTGCAGCACATGATGAGAGAAGCCTGCCGGGACGAGAAGGTTCTAACGGCTGTCTATGACCTCGCGACAAGCCCGCCGACTTACGAGTTCATTCCCTTTCTTGCCGACGCTGAAACCGTCCGGGTGAAGGGCGGATTTGATGCATTAGACGTAGTTTTCATGCCCGGCCCGATGCATGGGTTTAGAGACGACAACCTGCCCCCTGATGCTGTGGAGAGGGAGGGGATGCTGCATCGGATCTGTGTGAGTGCATGCAGGCTCTTGCCCAGCGTTAGAAACGTCTCGGTCTTGAAAAGACGACAGGCAATAGAGGGTGACGTTTTCCCCGCTGAGTGGGCAGAGGACAAGCCGGTGAGTCATTACGGGCCGTTCATTCTCAAGCGGGCGAATCGGTGTTTGAAAGCGACTGAATCCGCGAGGAGACGGGCTAAGGCTTTGGTTTCGGGCGAGTACGCAACGATCACCCTGAGACAGTCCGATTACTGGCCGGAAAGAAACAGCAATCTTGAGGCGTGGACTTTGGCTGCGTCTTTGCTCAAGTCCTATGGCGTTACTCCGGTGTTCATACCGGACACGCAAGGGGAAGCTCCAGAACGCTATCTAAGCCTTCCAGAAGCTTCGTGGGACATAGACCTACGACTTGCCCTGTACGAAGGCGCAAAGTTGAACCTAGCCGTTTCTAACGGCCCTCTGGTTCTGATGTGCTGCTCGGAAGTGCCTTACATGGTTTTCAAGATGCTCACCGATGGTGGACATATTGCGACTAAGGCTGCCTTTTACAAAGCACACGGGATTGAGGTAGGCGACCAATTCGGCCCCAACGGGAAAATAGTTTGGGCTGATGACACGGCGGAAAACGTGAGTAACGAAATCCGCCAATTCTTCCGCAGCACATCAACTACTTGATGAGGGAAACACATGCTTGCATCTGACGTTCACAACCCGGAGTTTTCCGGGGCGACCAACCCTGACGACGCCTTGTTTGTTGAGTTCTATTGGCATGAGCCTTTGGACACCTGGCATCTGGCGACCACGGGACAAAAGCGGTACTTCGACAAACAGCCGTTTGTGCTGATTCAAAGGTCGGGAGATCAGACGACTGTCATTCGCACCCCGATCCGTGAGGAACACAAACGTCGTTTCCCTCGGCAGTGGATGCACTTCCAGATGAAAGAGGGTCTTGTTGATACCAAGAACCTGCCGGGCACGCCTTTGGAGTCGTGGGACGAAATCAAAGACAAGGCCGATTACTTGCTCGACCTCAAGAGCAAGCGGTTTTTCACGGTCGAGTCTATTGCGATGGCCTCAGACGCTCAAGTTCAAGGCATTGGCATGGGCGGTCTTGGGCTCAGGGAGAAGGCTAAGCAGTTCTTGAAAGCGCAGCTTGGTGCTGAAGTAAAAAACGAGCTTGCCAAGAAGGACTCGGAGATTGCGGAGCTTCGCCAGATGGTTGAAACGCTGGCCTCCGAAGTCAGGGCAAAGAAAGGGCCGGGGCGACCCCGGAACGAGGATAAAGAGGCGGCGTAACTATGGCGACCATGTTGCAGTTGATTCAACAAGCATCTGCGGAGATGGGCTTTGACGTGCCCTCGTCCGTCGCGGGGAATCAACAGCAACAGGTCGTGCAGTGGCTTGCCCTTTTAAATGCCGTTGGTTACGAGCTTCAGAGGGAACACCAGTGGCAGAAGATGAACAAGGAGTACGTATTCAATACGGACTACCTGACGACCACGGGAGACCTTACGGCGGGGTCTGCTGTGGTGACTAACATTCCCTCGACTACAGGGCTTTCGAGTTACTACCAAGCCGTAGGGACTGGGATCAACAACGCGACGAACATCCTCACGGTTGATTCTGGAACACAGGTCACGCTTGACCAGCCTGCGACGGTTTCGGGTACTGGGGTGTCGATCACCTTTTCTCAAGTCAAATATCCGTTCCCTAGCGACTTTGACCGGCTGATTGATCGGACGGATTGGGACAAGTCGCAGCATTGGGAGATGCTCGGCCCTGAGTCTGCGCAGCAGTGGCAATGGCTCAAGTCAGGATATATCTCGACCGGCCCTAGAGTTCGCTTCCGTCCGTTGGATGGGCTGTTTCAGATATGGCCTGCTCTCGGTGTCGATCATGTTCTTGGTTTTGAGTACATGAGCACTTCATGGGTACTCACAAGCGGAGCAACACAGCCCACGTTGTCCAGCTTCACGGCAGACACGCAGACTTGTATTTTCCCCGACCGTTTGATGGTTCTCGGCTTGAAGCTTAAGTATTTCGAGATCAAGTCGATGGATACAACTGCTTTGTGGCGAGACTTCAACATGCAGCTTTCCATTGCGAAGGCTGCAGATGCTGGATCTCCGACACTGAGTTTTGCGCCGCGAATTTCGACGGTGCTGGTGGGCTGGGAAAATATTCCAGATTCCGGATATGGCAGCTAGAAGGACGCTGGCGCAGGGAAAACGAGGCAGTACCGCATCAATTCCCGCCCCTGTAGGGGGTTGGAACGCTCGGGACGCTTTGGGGGCGATGCCGGTTACTGATGCTGCACAGCTTACGAACTGGTGGCCTGCGACCTCCTCGGTCTATATGCGTTATGGGTACTCGCAACATGCGACCGGATTGGATGGGCAGTGCGAGACTTTGCTTGTCTACAACGGCTTAACCGCAGATGAGATGTTCGGGGCCACAGATAACGGAAGTATCTATGACGTTACCTCTGGTGGTGCTGTAGGCGCTGCGGTTGTGTCTGGATTGACCAACGGGCGGCTTCAGTACACGCAGATCACGACCTCTGGTGGGTCGTTCCTGATGGCTGTGAACGGTCAGGACAAGATGCAGTATTACGATGGTTCCTCTTGGACGGTTGACGGTGGGACGTACACGATTACCGGGGTTGATACCGCAGACTGCATCAATATCAACCTGTTCAAAAATCGCATCTGGATGGTTCAGAAAGACACTCTGGATGCGTGGTATCTCGGGACAAACACCCTGCAAGGCGCTGCAACGAAGTTCCCGCTAGGGGGTGTAGCTGCTCTCGGTGGGTCTCTGATCGCTATGGCGACCTGGACGATTGATGCAGGTTATGGAGTGGACGACCTCGCGGCCTTTATCACTTCAAAGGGCGAGATCATTGTTTACCGTGGAACAGACCCAACAAGTGCAAACACCTTCGCTCTTGTCGGGGTGTGGCAAGTCGGGGAGCCTGTAGGACACAGATGCTTCCTGAAGTTTGGCGGGGACATGCTTCTAATCACCCAAGACGGGGTGATGCCAATGTCTGCTGGATTACAAAGCAGCAGGCTTGATCCGAGGGTCAGTCTGACGGACAAGATTCAGTTTGCCGTTTCGACTGCGGTTTCCCTGTACGGGTCGAACTTCGGATGGCAATTGGTTTACTTCCCGAAGGAAAACCAGCTTTATCTAAACGTTCCGGTTCAGGTTGGGAACAATCAACAGCAGTACGTGATGAACACCATCACAAAGTATTGGAGCAACTTCACCGGCTGGAATGCGAACTGCTGGGCGATCTTTGACAGTAACCCGTACTTCGGTGGGAATGGGTACGTAGGGAAGGCGTGGGACACGTTCGCAGACGACAACACCGATATTCAAGCTACTGCGATACAGGCGTTTTCTAACTTTGGAAATGCCACGGTTCAGAAGCGATTCACGCTTATGAGACCTGTTTTTTACACAAACGGTTCTCCTAACATCTTGGGAGAAATCAACGTTGACTTTGATCTCTCAGACACGACCTCGCCTCTGTCTGCGTCTGCGATTGCCTATGCGACCTGGGACTCTGGCGTGTGGGATGCCGCGATATGGGGATCTGACACCGTACTTCAGCAGAACTGGCAGGGTGTTACTGGAATCGGATACTACGCGGCTCCGTTTATCAAAGTTGCCGCGCAGGGGATTACGGTTCAGTGGGTCAATACCACGGTGGTTTGGGAGGCTGGGGGGATTCTCTGATCCTCTCCGATCAAAGTTACAAGGAAGTCATCGCTAGATACGTGGCGAGGAACACACAGACTTCAGGTGATTTTGGTCAGTACGTGGCTATTGGTCTAGTCAATGAGGATCGGGAGATCGTCGCTGGCGCTGTTTTCAACGGCTATTCAAAACCCAACATCCTGATGCACATCGCTGCTGAGAGAGTGACGCCTGGGTTTATCTCTGCCCTGATGCACTACGCCTTTATTCAGGCGGACTGCAAAAGAATCACGGGATTGATTCACAAGAAGAACAAAGCTTCTAGGAAGTTCGCGGAGAAGTTGGGAGCAAGGCTTGAGGGAACGATGCGGGAAGCCGCACCGAATGATGATGTTTGTGTGTACGGCCTTATGAAGTCACAAGGTCTAAAGTGGATCAGGAGAGAACATGGTCGGTGACCTTTTCGGGAAAGACAATTCGCCGCCTCCGGCGCCGGACTATACCGGCGCTGCGGTGGCGACTGCTGCGGGGAATGCTGACGCGGCGAGGATCGGAGCGAAAGCGAACCGTGTTTCTCAATACACGCCCTATGGAAACCTGATCTATACGCCGGGGGTTAACGGGGATCAGGATCAATGGAGAGCAGATGTAAATCTGTCTCCGAGTGGGCAACAACTCCTAGACCTTCAGAATCGCACAAGCGTAGGTCTTGGGAATTTGACCGGCGCTGGATTGGAGAGGGTGAATCAGGGCTTTTCGCAGCCTTTTGATTACTCGTCTGTGGGGAAGATCCAAGACGACGCCTACAAAGCTTACACCGGCAGGCTGGATGATCGCTTTGGTCGAGAACAGGACTCGATGGAAACCAAGCTGATTAATCAGGGCTTGCGGCCCGGTTCTGAGGCTTGGGCGAATGCGCAGAAAGACTTTAGCTACGGAAAGAACGACGCCTACAACCAAGCGCAGATTTCCGCGATTAACACGATGCCGCAGACGTTCCAGCTTGCCCAAGCTTTGCGGAATCAGCCTTTGAACGAGCTGAACGCGCTAAGGACTGGCTCTCAGGTGACCAATCCGCAGTTCCAGTCTGTGCCGCAGCAGCAGACGACGACCGGCCCGAACTACATGGGGGCTACGCAGGCGCAGGGGCAGTATGACCAGAACATCTACAACCAGGGCATCGCACAGCAGAACGCGATGATGGACGGTCTGTTCAAGCTTGGCAGCGCTGCATTTGGCGCACCGGTCGGGACGTTCTCTGATCGTCGATTGAAGTCGAATGTTGAAAGAGTCGGCACTCACCCGCTGGGCATTGGGATCTACGAATACGACATTTTCGGCCATCGTGAGCGCGGGGTGATGGCTGACGAGGTTCTGTCAGTTCTGCCCGAAGCCGTTTCAGTTCATGAAAGCGGCTTTATGCAGGTGGACTACGCCCGGCTTTAGTTGCATCGGGTTGTATTGCCGACTGTGGTGCAAGTCATAGGACTTTGCACAGCCTGAGCAGGTCTTGCAGCAGCACCAGCGGCTTGCGAGGTCACGCAATCGCGCCACTTGTCTGAGTTCTTTTCATACCCAAGCCGGTCACACAAAGGGCCGTAAACCGCAATTAGCCTGTCGGCTCTTTGTTCTGGCGTAGCGCAGCCCATGAGAAGCATTGGGATAAAAACAATCAACGAGTAACGCACGGCGCACCTCTATTGTATTTTTTAAAAGTGTTCCAAGCCCTTCTATATTTGTTTTTATGGTAGCCGCGAGCTGGAACATCAAGCGCATATAAATCGTTGTTAAATGGTCGAATCAGCACCCACAAGCACTTATATTTCTTGTGTCTATAAAACCTGACAACTATATGTCCAGATTGCAAAACATCAGTTTTACCGTACACAGGACACCCCCTTATGGCTAATACCGCTGGTTTTTCGGACTTCGATGTTGATGCTCAGGAAATCGAGCAACGGCGAAAGTATGCCGAAATGCTCAGACAGCAGAGCATGGAGCCGGTTCAGTCGCAAATGGCTGGCGGCTGGGTTATCCCGACCTCCCCTTTTCAGGGCATGGCGAAGATGCTCCAAGCATACTCCGGTCGCAAGGGGATGGAAAAGGCCGACGCAGACAAGAAAGCCCTAGCCGAAGCCCTCAGAAACGAGCGTATGGGCACGCTGGCGCAGTTCCAGAGCGCGATGGAT